CCAGGATACTTAAAAGTTGGAAATGAAATTATTAGATATACTTCAGTGAATGGTAATGATATTGAAGGAAATATCATAAGAGGTACAAATCCACTTTCATATAATACAGGAACTCCTGTTTACAAGTATGAACTAAATGGAATATCTCTTAGAAGAATTAATAAGACTCATTACCTTGGAGATGTTACAGTAGCAGATCCAATCACATTTGATTCTTATAACATCAAGATTGATACCTCAGCAGATGGTACTAACAGATCATCTAGTATTGGATTCCCAGCTCTTTATCAAAATACGACAAAGAGCACTGGTGGATATAATATTAATGCAACCCAGAACATACCATTTGAAATTGTGACTCCTATTGTTCAAAATCTAACTGTTCCAGGAACATCTCTCGGAGCTGAAATTAGAACAATTACCAGTAAGAGTTTGAGTGGAAATGAAATTCCATTCGTTGATAATGGTTATGAATCAATCACACCAAACAATCCAAATTATTTGGACACCCCAAGAATAGTATGTTCTTCAATTAATGAAACTAATAAATTGACGAATGTTTCTGAAGGCAAGTCTCTTAATATGAGATTAACTTTAGGAACTTCAAATACGAAATTGAGTCCAGTTATTGATACTCAGAGAGTATCAATGATTTTCACCTCCAATAGAATTAATAATGTTATCACTGATTATGCAAATGATCAGAGAATTTCTGGAATTGATTCTGATCCTTCTGCATTCCAATATATTTCTAAAGAAATAACTCTTGAAACGCAATCAACATCAATCAAACTCATTCTGAATGCTCACATTAATCTGTATTCAGATATACGTGCATTCTATGCGATAGGTGATAATCAAAACTTTACTCCTATCTTTGTTCCTTTCCCTGGATACGATAATTTGGATTATAGAAATCAAATTATCAACGTTGAAGATAGTGACGGTAAACCAGATACCTTTATAACTCCAGATTCTTCATTAGGATTTATTCCACAAGAATTGGGTTATAAGGAATATACCTTTACTGCGGATAATTTGCCATCATTTAAATCTTATAGAATTAAGTTAGTTCTTACTTCTACAAACCATGCATATGTTCCAAGAGTAAGGGATTTGAGAGTAATTGCTCTAGCATAATATGAATAAAGATTATATTAAAGTACAAGGACACGTTGACTTATTACGTGATCCCAAAACAAATTCTATTATTAATAAAAACGTGTCCGAGTACAATGAATACATTACAAGAAAAAAATTAAAAACCCAAGAATCAGAAAAAATACAAAATTTAGAAAAAGATTTATCAAGTCTTAAAGATGATATTAATGAAATCAAATCTATGCTAAAAAATATAGCATCTGATTTTAACACCAGACCATAAATATTTCAAAAAGAGATAAAATGGCTCAACCAGCATCTAGGCAACAATTAATTGACTATTGCAAAAGAAAACTGGGAGCCCCAGTTTTAGAAATCAATGTTGCTGATGAGCAAATTGATGATCTAGTTGATGATGCTATTCAGTATTTTCAAGAGAGACATTTTGATGGTGTTGGGCAAGTATATTTAAAATATCAAATTACTCAGAATGATATTGATAGAGGTAGAGCACCTGGAGGAGAATCCCCAACGGCAGGAATTGCTAATACAACTGCAACATCTTCTTTAGGAACTTTTACATATAAAGAAAATAGTAATTATTTACAAGTTCCTCCCGATATAATCGGTATAACAAAAATATATCAATTTGATGGTAGCAATACTACAACCAACAATATGTTTAGTGTAAAATATCAATTATTCTTAAATGATATTTACTATTGGGGATCAACTGAGATTCTTACTTATGCAATGACTAAAACATATTTGGAGGACATTGATTTCTTATTAACAACACAAAAACAAATACGATTCAACCAAAGAATGGATCGTCTCTATTTGGATATTGATTGGGGAAGTGTAACGGCAGGAGATTATATAGTTTTAGATTGTTTTAGATCACTTAATCCAAATAATTTTGCTAGAGTTTGGAATGATTCTTTTCTAAAGCTATATTTGACTTCGTTAATCAAGCGTCAATGGGGGCAAAACTTAATTAAATTCCAAGGAGTAAAACTTCCTGGAGGGGTTGAATTGAATGGAAGACAAATTTATGACGATGCTCAAAAAGAAATTGATACATTGATGGAAAAAATGTCAAATACTTATGAACTTCCACCTTTAGATATGATCGGATAATAATATGTTAAATCCTTTTTTTCAACAAGGTTCCAGAGGGGAACAGAGCTTAGTACAAGATTTAATCAACGAACAATTAAGAATTTATGGCGTAGAAATATATTACTTGCCAAGATCTTATGCAACTGAAAATACTGTTATAAGAGAAGTTATTGAGTCCAAATTTGAATCAACTTATCCAATAGAGGCATACGTTGACAATTATGAAGGATATGGTGATAACCCAACTTTAATGTCAAAATTTGGCATTCAAGGAACAAATGAAATTACTTTAATAATTTCAAAGGAAAGGTACGATGATTATATTGCTCCACTTATAAAAAATAAACCTGATATAAAATTATCATCAAGACCAAAAGAGGGAGATTTGCTGTATTTTCCTCTTGGCGATAGATTATTTGAAATTAAATATGTTGAACACGAAAAACCATTCTATCAACTACAACAAAATTACGTTTATGAATTGAGATGTGAACTCTTCAGATATGAAGATGAAATTATTGATACTGGTGTAGATGAAATTGACGATACTCTTGCCGCTGTTGAAGGGGCAGATGGTGAGGAAATTTTCTTAGGAAGAACACAAACGCTGACTTTAGTTGGTTCTGCATCTACAGCAACTGCAGTAACATCTTTAATTGATGGTGGAATTAGACTAATTGCAGTTACAAATAGAGGTGGAGGATATACATCAATTCCAAGAGTTGCAATATCTTCCGCGCCAGCTGGAGGAGTGACTGGCATTGCAAGTGCAGTTATGATCGGAGGCATTGTTGTTTGTAACCAAAATCTAACAGCATCTCAAAAGTCTGTTCAATCTGTAGAATTAGTTAATCCAGGCACTGGATATACTGTTGCACCAAGTATTCAATTTTTATCTTCAAGTGGGTCTGGTGCTGCTGCTACAGCAGTGATTGATAGCAGAATGGTTGGAATTGTTACATTAACTTCAGGTGGTTCTGGATATTCAACAAATCCAACAGTAACATTTTCAACACCTAAACACGTTGGTGCAGCTGCAACGGCAGTCATTGATACAACTGTTGGAACTGGTGGTAGTGTAACTGACATTATAATCAGTCAAGGAGGACCATACTATCTCTTTACAGATACTACTGGAGGAAGATTCTACAAGCCAGGAAGCGTACCAACTGTTACAATTGCAGCACCAGCTGGAGGCAGTGAAGCATTCAGAGCACTTGGCATTGCTACGATGAGATATGATTCGGTTAAAACAACAGGTATTATTGGAATTGGTTCTAATTACATATCAGGTATTACAACAACTGGTATCTTAAAAGGAGATAGAGTTAGACTTCAATATGAATATAATATTGATCACGGATTATATCCATCAACGAACTTCATATCTACAACAACGTATGTTTCATCTATTGGTTATGGGACTGTTTTCTTGTCAGAGGCAGCAACTAATGTTGGAGTAGCAACAACTGCATTTGAGTTTGGAATAGATCAATGTGGTATTGTTACTGGCATTGCAGTCACATTTGGTGGCGGCGGATACTTAACTCCACCATCAGTAACAATCCAAAATGACCCATCAATTAAAAATTATGTAGATCTTGTGGTTGGGGTTGTTACTGCAACAGGAACTGCATTAGTAAGTTCTGCAGGAACAATTACTGACATTAGAATTACCGATGCAGGATCAAAATATGTGTTGGCACCAGAAATAACTATAGAAACTCCATATAGTTCTGGAATAGGAACATTTGCATTTAATGAAGTTATTACAGGCAGTACAAGTGGAACCACTGCAAGAGTGAGAGATTGGAATGCAACTACAAGTCAATTGGAAATTTCAAATATTACTGGAGACTTTGTTGCTGGCGAAGTTGTTGTTGGTTCTGAATCAGGAGCAAGTTATGGGATAAGAGTTGTTGATAGAAATATTAATGATGATGGATTTGCAGATAATACTGATATTGAAACTGAAGCTGATGCTATTTTAGACTTTAGCGAAACTAATCCTTTTGGTACTCCATAAATAGAAATTATTATGTCTAATAATAAAGTTAGGTAATAGAAATGTTTGAGTATTTTTATAACGAAATTTTAAGAAGAACTGTAATTGCTTTTGGTACATTATTCAATGATATAAGTATTAAGCATACAAATTCTTCTGATCAGGTAGTAAGTGTGCTAAAAGTTCCTTTAGCATATGGCCCTACTCAAAAATTTCTTGCGAGATTAGAACAATCTCCAGACTTGAATAAATCAACTGCCATTTCTTTACCAAGGATGTCTTTTGAGTTTACTGGTTTAACTTATGATCCATCTAGAAAAGTTACAACTACTCAGGTAATTACACTGAAAGATCCTGAAGATGGAACTCAGGTCAAAAAGTCATATATGCCAGTTCCATATAACATGCAATTTGAACTTAGCATTATGGCAAAATTAAATGATGATGCACTTCAAATTGTAGAACAAATTTTACCTTATTTTCAACCAGCATATAGCGTAACTGTAAATCTTGTTGACAGCATTAACGAAAAAAGAGATATTCCAATCGTTCTTGAAAATATTACGATGCAGGATGATTATGAGGGAGATTTTACTTCCAGAAGAGTTCTTTTATATACGTTAAGATTTACTGCAAAAACATATCTTTTTGGGCCAGTATCCAGCGCAACAAAAGACGTTATCAAAAAAGCAACACTCAGTTATCTTACTGGTACAGATGTTTCAAATGCAACAAGAGAGGTTGTATATTCTGCAGAACCAAGGGCAATCAAAAATTATACTGGAACCGTTCTTACTTTGCTGTCTTCAGACATAACATTGTCAGATACTATAATTGCTGTTGATGATGCCAGTTCAATATCAACAAAAACATATCTTGATATTGGAGGTGAAGAGGTATATGTTAAGTCTAAGTCGGGCAATACATTAACAGTTGAACGTGGTAAAGACGGAACTACAATTACTTCTCATTTAAGAGGATCTGAAGTCAAATCAATTACTGCAGAAGACAATGCCCTTGTTCAAGAAGGAGATGATTTTGGTTTTAGTGGTGAAATTTTATGAAAATGACAAAAAAGTATGACGATCTAAACGAAACATTCAACGTAACCGGAGAAATAGTTTCTCAAGAAGTTTCTGAAAGTAAAGTAGATAAAATTGAAAAAATAAATGCGTCTGCAGAAGATGTTAAAAAAGATTATGAATATACAAGAGGAAACTTATATTCTCTTATAGAGAAAGGTCAAGAAGCAATTAATGGTATTCTTGAATTGGCTCAAGAAAGTGAAATGCCTAGAGCATATGAAGTTGCTGGCCAACTTATAAAAAATGTTGCTGACGCCACAGATAAATTAATGGATCTTCAAAAAAAATTAAAAGATGTTGAAGAAGAGAAACAAGTAAAAGGACCATCAACTGTTAATAATGCATTGTTTGTTGGATCAACTGCAGACCTGGCAAAATTATTAAAGCAACAGTCAAAAAATGAAAATATCTAAGTATGTCTTAAAGTATATTTGGTAGTGTTGATATTTAACGATTACTAAATATAAAGAGACTCTCTATTTTTAATGAAATCCGGTAAGTGTCCTAAAGGTCAGTATTATTGTCACACTGATAAAAAGTGTAAAGAAATTCCTGCAGGTCTTAAGATGGCAGGAAAATATCTTGGTGGTGGCCGAGAACCTGAGGAAGTTGGTATTGATAAACCATTAGAAGGTGGACAAAAAAATGGAAATGGTAGTGGAGAGAGTTCTGTAAGTGAAGCGAACAAGAGTGGTGATTCTTCTTTGCGTGACTGGTTTACTAAGAGTCGTGCTTCTGATGGCACCCCTGGTTGGGTTCAGTTGG